GGCCGTTATTGTCGAAACAAAAGATTACGAAGAACCTTTTTGGTTAAATAAAGAACTAAAGCAAGTGATGGTAATTATCATCTATCCAGATGGTAAGAGATTACCCGCATCTGTATCTGGTGAGGGTAATAATCCAGATTATATTGCTATAATGGAAAAGTTTACCGAAGAAGAGATTGACGAGAATACTCGTCGCCGAGAAGAACGTCGAGCCGAAGAAGTTCGCCAGCGCATGGAACGTTCAAAAGTAGACCAGCAACGCCGTAAAGACGAGGCTCTTTTCGAAGCCAAGTTAGAAGCCTTCGAAGTTCCCATAATCAAAAATTCCACTAACAAGCCCATGAAGACTAAGATTCGCAGATCGAAGTCTGCGCTTGAAGTTATGGCATATGCTACCATGCTTATCATGGAAGAAGAAAAGAATGCAGAATAACGGTTTCGTTTATGTAGCATCGCTTCGTAGGGGTTACTATAGAGCAGCCAAAAACTCCGCATTATCTCTACTAGACTATTGGCCAGATGCAAAGATTACTCTATTCACCCATGCAGAATGGGTAGAACCCGGCGACGATGAAATCTTTGAAAACATCATTACAGATGAAGTTCCATATCACAAGAGAGCCAAACTGTGGGCGCTAGATAAGACACCATATGACTTGACAGTTTATATGGACTGTGACACAGAAGTTCAACATGACGACATTCAAAAAATCTTTGAACAGATTCCAGATGATGTTGATGTTTTGTTTACTGCAAATCGCCCATATAACGCCGCGCTAACTAAACTTTCCGAGACCGAGGAAATGACAGAGCATTGTGGTCTATTTGTGTATCGAAATAATCCTCAAACATTAAAGTTGATGACTGCTTGGTGGGGCGAGTATTGTAAACAAAACGAACCTGGATATGATAGAAAGCATTATCCGAAAGATGCTATGCAATGGGATACATTTACGATGTGGCGCCTATTGACATACGGTGATATGGGTGTAAAGACTGGAAGATTTCCTGACCCAGATGCTAGATGGAATTTTGTCATCGGCTACAAACAAGAAGAATTACAGGGACAAGAGATTGTCATCTATCACTACACGCTTCCCGCATCTGTATTGGACAAGTAATGAAAGTTTCTAGCAACATAAATCCAGAACTCCTGGAAATTCTTACTCCCTATGCAGAGTGGTTCTTCTCACAAACTGACCATGACAAATTGAGAGAGCCAGACAGACGCCGAGGATTTGATATCGACAGCGGCACTTCTGAAAAGTATATGAATGAAATGGTCAGCAAAGACGGAGAGCATGAAGGCTATCCAGAAACCGCATTCTGTTGCGATATCGGAAGGGTAGATTCTGTCCCTAAACATCACCGTGATATGCAACAGAAACTAAATCGTGAATTGATTTCGTTTCTAGGCGCTAAAAATAATGCAGTCCATGTTTATTATCCAGAAAATGGATTTATGGGCTGGCATACAAACTGGAATGCAAGCGGTTATAACATTCTTCTATCTTATAATACAGAAGAGAATGGTGGCTTCTTTAGGTATCTAGATCCAATAACAAAAGAAATGGTCACTCTTTGGGACCCCAAGGGTTGGTCTGTCAAGGTCGGTTACTTCGGCAGGCGTAGTGAGACTGATAAGGTCTTCTATCACTGTGCTGGGAGTCGCACTAAGCGGCTCACTCTCGGTTATGTCATTCCTCATGAGGACCTCTGGAAATCTATGGTTGAAGATATTACGGGCGTAGATTTCACCGATCTTTAATCCGTTGACGTTCTTTGTGTTTTGCTAGAAGCTCTTCCAAGATAGTCAGACTTTCGTGCATCTTTTCAATTTCATCTAGCATTTTTGGAACTGCAACCGATGCTTGATTAATGATAGCTTGCTCGTAATTTACACGGGGAATAGTGGCAAGTTGAATCCTTCTACGACGGAAGAACTCTTTTATTTTGCTAAGTAAAGAGGGCTTTCTTGCTACAACCATGTTCAACTGACTGCCTTTTTGGTCAGTTGCTTTTTGGCGCATATTTACGATTTGGTCTTCTCTCGCTTTTTCCGCCGCCTCTTTTTCTCGAATAAGTTTTTGATTTTCTTCCCGCAAACTTTGTAACTCGGCAGAAACCATAGATTCATTATCTGCTTTCTTTCGCAGCAATTCTTCATGTTTTTCTTGTGCAATTTTTTCTTTCTCAAGTTCTTCTTGAGAAGGCTCATTAATTTCTACTTCGATAATTTCTTCTTGTAAGTTTCCGTCGGTCCACTCCTCCACAACTACTTCCTCTGGTACAGGTGGTGGCGACACTAATGGTTCTGGTATATAATCTTGCGGCGGTGGTGCAACGACTTTTACTCTTGCTCTTGCCATATTATTTTTTCCCTATTACCATAAATCTATCGAAGTCTACCTTACCATCCCAGCTGTAGTATGACTGCTTGATCGATCCCTGATATGAAACATTAGTAACTCCTACATTCTCGACATGCTCTTCAATTGTTGGGACGCAATTGATACCATACATTTCACGAAACACATTGGATGATTGGCATGCAAAGATACAATCCGGATTTGCAGTAGTCATGTTCTTCAAAGGATACATAGTTTCGCAACCGAGTGAAATAACCACATCTGTATTTAGTGCATTGATATCATGATACGCAAATGGAACATCCCAATTTAAGTGATTTAATTCTATTCCTTGTTCGGAATAATATGAATTAAAAACTTTCGAAAGTTCCAGTGCATCATTATCGATATCGATCAGCGTCAATTTCTTTACTGATAGATTTTCACAGACGAGCGGAACTAATGGGAATCCTAACCACGAGTTTAAAATTACAACATGAGCATTGTCTGACACAGATTGCTTTTGTAGTTCTTCTACTAACCAGATTGCTGCTTCCATAGTATTTGGATTTAGAGACTTACGAAAATCCTCATGCTTCCACGGCATTTCATGATTGATTTTTTCTAGGCCAAGGCCCCAATTTTTGTAGTTATTCAAGAAATTATAATTTAACATCTTCTGGTCTTTCCATAGAATCATATAAACGAACAATAGGTTTCTTACGTATTACTCTTTCACTCACATCATCGGGCCACATATAGCCATAATTATAACTATATACCCAGCCATCAGGAAAAAAGTCAATATTTAAAAGACGTTCTCTTTGATGACCAAATAGATTATCAAGTCCGCGATAATAAAAAAACATTTGGTCAGGATAATCTGTAACGAACTTTGTAATTTTTTCAGTATCTAAACTATCATTCCATCGCAAAACACTGGAGTTTAAATCTGTGTATAGTCTGGGATTGTCCTTAGTGTCAATTTTCATTTGCTCTAAGTTGTGCCAATGTGTTCTAACAAATGTTAGACAATCTTTAGGGTTGTGATCAATAATAGGATCGATGTTATGTTGTAGATATATATCTAGGTCTAAGAATAGTTTTTCCCCGGCATGAGTTACCACATTTTTGTCGAACAGATATAATTTATTCCACCATTTCTCGTAGTAATTATTTTCGGGAAATGGTATGACTTCAATGTCATCCATTAGATTAGAACTATCTTCCGTCAAACAAAAAAATCTAAATTTTTTAGATGTGTGCATTTTGCATTGTGTAAATATCTTGTTTACATGGTCTGAACCATATTTGGTACCCCATTTTACTGTGTAAATATTAAGCATTAAACATTCCAATGTTCCAATAAGTCTGGGTCAACTAGTGATTCTTGTTTTACTTTGCCTCTGCGATTGTCTTGGAATGGAAGCAAGTCCACGTTGAATACACAAAGAATGCAGTCTTTTCTATATTTACCTACTTCCAGATCGTCTTCGTGCCAGTTACGGCCGCGATTGTATGAATACGCAAATGTGCTTGGGAAGTGTCGCCAGAGGGGTGTATCACTAAAGTCTCCCCATCGCCAACTATGATAGTTGTCAGTTCCATCGGTGAATGTAAACCAGATACGCTCTTGGTGTTCTAGAACATCCTGCCAGATACATTCTGTCTGATCATCGGACCACACCATACAACTGCCATTAGTGTAAGCGCCATGTGCCAACTTAAAGTTTCGGGTCTTCATGGGTCGAGGGTCTTGCCACCACGACCGCAACTTGGTAGGATTCTCTGGGTCATAAGTGATGATTGGCGACAAATCATTTTGTATGATAACATCAAGGTCGAAAAAGACAAATCTTCCAGTGGGTTTATCGTCTGCGAAGTTGTGTGTATTGAAGATGAACG